GGAAAATTGCGGAAACGAGGCCCAAAGCCAGGAACATCTTCAACAAATATGATACCAGTTCCAAAAGTACCTGCTTCCAAGTAATACTGAAAGATTGCACTCTGGAAATTGGAGATTGGACGTGATACGTGATGTTTTATTATCTTGGTTGTTTCTTCAAGCCATAATGCAACATTGCGTTCTTTATCCAATTGGGTAATTCCAGAAGTTAACTTAAACCATTCTGCACCCATTGGTGTGAATACATTATGTATATTGGAAGCAAATCGTTTAAGAAGGCGCATGGCAGATCCTTCAAATGCAGAATACATCCTGTCTGCACCTTTAGAATGAGTAGTTGTGAAATCAGCACGATGCGGCAATACATATTCTGCCATTTCCTGCCATTCACGTTCCCAATTCCTGCGATTACCCTTCAGTTTCTCATGATGCTTGTCAAGAATACTACCTAAAGGATTTTGCTGTGTTTCCATTATCTATCTATAAAGTTAAGGTGCTAAGATACTAGCTTTTTTGGAACTTGTAACCATTTGTTTTCTTCCAAACTGTGCTTGCCTACCACCAATCTGACCAACTCCACCTTTTTCTTGGCTTGCTTTTCTCTTAGAAGGTCCAGTTAATAAATTTCTGGATACATTACCACTTGGATCTATACTATATAGCGGTGTTTGTGGTTGATTCGGTATATATCCTGCTTCTTCTGTCTCTTCCTCCAATGTATCTTCTAAATCAACTGGAGTTTGAATACCAGAATCAGTATAATCTGAACTAAAATTTGGATCAGAAGTTTCTTCAGGAAGTTTTGGCGGTTTATTATTTGTGTCATCATCTGGAGGTTCTCCACCAAAATAATCATCCAAATCTTCCATTCCCCAATCATCACCTGATTGTGTTAGAATAGTTTCTGGAGTTTCAATTTTAATATTCTTTGGATCATCAGCAGAAATAGATTGATCTCCAACCTCTGGAACTTGTGTATTAGTCAGAAGAGTTGTAGGAGATGCAAAAGGATTTGTAAGACCACCCTGAAATCCTGAAGGATCATATGTAATAGAATCCACATTTGGAGTATTATCTGTCCCTCCTACTCCAGTTCCCGGAGTTGATGTGTTAGCGGCGACTTGTTCCTCAGTCATTGCCTCCCGAGGATTACCATATCTATCTACCTCTATTCCATCTTTCCAATACCTTCCTTGATCATCTCTCGTCGCGCCTCCATACTTTGGTTGGCCTCGTCTTCTTCTCCTTGCCATGTTACTTCCTATATAAGATTTATTATGGAGCTAAGATACTAGCTTTTTTGGAACCTGTAACCATTTGTTTTCTCCCAAATTGTGCTTGTCTACCGCCAATTTGACCAACTCCACCTTTTTCTCTTGATCTTTTTGATCCTCCAGTTAATAATGTTTCATCATAATCATCATCATCATCAGAGCCTCTATCTCCAAAATCAGAGAGTGTGACATAATTCTGATCTTCCTCTATTATCCCTTGTCCTCCCTGAATCTCATCAAGATGTCCCTGAGTTACAACAGTATTTTCTGTAGGATTACCTTCATCATCAAAACTTCCATAAAAATCAATTTCTGCTTGACTTGGGATACGATCATCCTCTATCCAAGGATACTTTTTTACCATATTAGACTCTTTTAGTTACTGTAATGGAGCTAAAAGACTAGCTCCTTTTGTACCTGATACCATTGCTTGTCTACCATATTTCTTTTTTCTTCCACCTTCAGCAACCAAACCCTGTTGTAAAATTGCTTCTCTTTCTTCAGGAGTTGTTAAGATAGTTCCACCATCAGTAGTATCATCATCATCATCATCATCCTTGTCTGCTAAACTCTGCCTTTCCCCTAAATATGTCTTGGCTTTACCTATAAGTTCATTAAAATCATCTTCAGTATCTCTATATTGCTCTTGGATATTTTCAACTCCTGCTTTTAGAGAACCTCCATAATACTCATCAGCGAATTTTTTCCATTCACCACCGGGACCTTTTTTAATTGATTGAGTCTGTGTATCAACAAAATCACTTCCTTCATCAGTTTTTTGTTCTAAATATTCTATTCCTTCTTTTGTTTTCTTTGCCGCATGTGAAATAAGATCTGCACCACTACTTTTGCAGTCTGCAATTTCTCCTTCATAGTTATAGAACTTTGAAGATTGTTCAACAAGAGAACCATCCTTGAACTCATAATTTATTTCTGTATAGATTTTCATATCAACCTTTTATTGAGAGTTATAGTTTCTTTCTTAACAAGATACAATCTTCTTTATAGTCTTTCAATATCTTTTTCCAACCTCTTCTTGCATACATATCCATATAATCACATCCTTGAGCTTTAGCCCAGTTTTCTAGTTCCAATAATGTTTCATCAACCCAATCTTTCATCCTTTCGCCAGCAATCGTTGCAACCCTGCACATCTTATGTTTTGGATAATATGCAAAGTGTAATGTCATTGCAAAAAGAATATCATTTGAATCAGTCTTAGTTCCTATCCATAATATAAAATGTCCAGATATTAAGTATTCTAATATATCTTCTTCATTAAGTACATCATCATTTGTTTTTGCAATTAAGTCTTTTACATCATTCCAAATATCAGTAACTTCATGCTTTTCTATAATTGTATGATCAAGCGTAGATCCTTTCAGACGAATCATAGTAATCGTAGTTGCTAATAGCTTTTCTAGGTCTTTTCTTTGGTTTGTCAAGACCAGCAAACTGCAAAGACTGAGATGCATATCTGGTTGCACTCATGAGGTCATCATGTACCTTTACGATCTTACCATCTTTCCTATGATACATCCTAAGTTCTTCAAACCACAACCTTAAATAATTAAAGACCTTGAATCTACCTGTCTGCATTCTCTGGAGCATATCCATAATCCCCGGTTCAAGTGCAATACCACCTTCAGGATTCTCAAAATGCTTATGAATCATATTCACACCCTGCTTACGGTAAAGTTCTGCAAGAGGCTTCCCTGACCCCTTATCATGCTGTGAACCATCATGAGGCCACACTACAGGAATCCAAGCACCTCTTCCCTTAATTGCGGCTGAATGAACCACAGGAGTTTCTGCAGATTTACGGTAGCAGTCATAAACATAAACTGTATCTGTATCCCTGTCCCATGCTAACCAGACTGCGGCAGTAGGGTGATCCCATCCAAAATCCAATCCACATATCCGGGGCCAGTATTGTGGCAACGGAAATGGTTCCACTTCAAGATCATCTTCATTAAGAGGAAATACGAGTCCAGAACCTAGAACTGGTATTCCTTTTGAACGCATATCTCTTTCATGCGGAGGAAGTGCCGCCAATATTTCTTTCTTAACATCATCATTCAAGTGTATTGCATCATCCCATGTTGCATGATAAAGTGCCTGTGACTGTCCGAGTTTAGTCATGAACTGAGTTACAACTTCAGTCATTCCACTTTCAGGAGTAAATGTCATGTAGACAATACCTCCACCTTTAAGTGCGGCTCTTAGTGCCTGAGAGTATATATCCTGCGGAGGTTCCTCATCAAGCCATGTAACATCTACTGCCTTACCCATCCATTGCATCTTACCCTGCTCATAGGACTTGAAGATCAGCTTGGAGTTCCTGCCTGATACATGTTTTACCTTCAAACTCTGGTATGCATTTGGAACACCGGGCATTCTTAGTGGAGTACCGGAAATATACTGTTTTGGAATTGCACCCTTGCCGAATTCCTCCTCATCGCCGGGTTCACCAAGCAACTCTGCCTGTACAATGTCCCTTGTATTTGCAGTTGTATTACCAGCCGCCCATGCAGTTATTGGCCTGTTGAACTTTGCTCCTGTCCACCATTTAGGGTATCGTCCAGTCAGGTGAAATGCCATCTCGGATGCACCACAGAATGTCTTGCCAGTTTTGTTTGCCGCCATTAATAATCTCTGCCTAGCAAGGCGACCTGTCATGTCCTTTGCATCATGGAAACGCTTCTGGTAATCATATGGTTCATATTCCAGAAGACGATTAGTTTCATAAATATCTGATATTTGTTCTGCAATATCAATTGCTTTTTCAGTTTTATCTGTCATGTTGAAGGTGGATTATATCTTTTGGAATACATTGCTTTTCGTATTTTAGGAGGAATGAATGTATATCTTAATGATTCTAATACATTAGGTTCCCGGCCTAAGTCTTCTCTTGCTTCCTTTCTTCCCCTAGCTACTCCAAATATACTTGAGAATAAAGTGAATGCACCTAGTCCTCTTGTGAACTTCAATCCTTTACCTGCTGTACTCTTGTAACGAGGTTTATCTTTGCCATGGAATTTCTTCTGAAGTTCCTTAGTTACTTTAGATGTTAATTTTGGATCTTGTGATAATTTCTTTTTCTGCGCTTTTACTGTAAGTTTATCTTCAATAGCCTTGATACCAGCTTTTTTGGTTACAGGTTTATGGTATTTTTGAATTGAAGCAGTTACTTTCTTGATAATTATTATAGGTCGAGCATTTATTGGTGCATCTACCTTGAGTCCCGGTGTATGTGGTGGTTTAGTATAGTATTTTTTCTTTGCTCCCGGTAAATTTAATCCCATTGCTGGATATACTTTGCCTCCTACCATTGGTTCTCTGTACCGTTGGATTTTTGGTGCAGTAGATTGTGCTATATAAGCCCTTATACCAGCTAATGAACGATCTCCTGATGTTCTTAACCTAGAGATTTTCTCACCAATCCTTGCTTTTTGATCTTGTGAAATTTCCTTACGAACTTCTACTTCTGGCTTTTTTCTGTATTTGTCTAATTCTGTACCTTTTTCAATATATTTCTTTTCAGTCCAATGAACTTGTTTAGCACTAATTAATTTTCCTTTTTTATGAGGACCACTTATAACTTTGGTTATTTGTTCCTTTTTCTTACTTGCATCACTAGAAGTAACTCCTAATGTTGTATCAATTTTAAAAACATCTCCAAGTACACCCAAGAGGATTCTTCTGGATGCAGGAGATTTTGTGAATTTTTTCCATGCTTCTGAACCCCATACTCTCTTAATATTTTCCAGTTTCTCAAATTTGAAGGTTTCTTTTCTAATTTCTTTAGTTTCCTGAGACATTACCTCTTCATCAACTTCAGTAAGACGAAGAACTTCTTCATCCTTTCCCGTTCCTTCATCAACTTCAGGTTTTAGTATATCTGTTTTACTTACTTGAGATTTTAATGCCGCCCTAAATTTTGCATCTGTTAAGGCAGATTTCTTTACTTTTGGTTGTTTTTTAGAAACAGTATAAGGATCATCCCATGTTACAACAGACTGTTGCTCTGGATTATCAAAATCTTCGGAACCTACATATTCTTCTGCTCCTAAAGGATAAGGAACATCTTTCTTAAGATTGGATATTCTTTCTAAAGTTGCTTCATCAAGAGAGTAATACTTGGCCTTATCTTCTGCAACCTGTAATCCTGCAAGCATCGACTTAATATCAGCTTCCACCTTAGTAACTTGTCCTTGTCCCTGTCCTATTATTGGCAACTTAGTTACTTTCTTACCTTTTATTGATAGTGTACGTGGTTTATCTAATGCCTGTTTTGTAGAACCTTTGCCAATATCTTCAAGTTCATCAAGATATGCTTCAAATCCTTTCTTAAGACCTAATCCTCCCTGTTTCGGAGCTTTTATAAGTTCTTCAAATCGTTTAAAGTGTTTTTTGGTAGTTTTACCGGGATATACTATCTTTCCACCCCTGCTAAATGATGTTGTTTCAACAGATTCACCGGGAGCATCTATCTTACTGATATTAATAGCTTCTTTCTTCCTTATAGGTATTCCTTTCTTATTTGTCCTGAATAAATGACCTCTACTTACAGTTTGAAGTTTCTTGGGGTCTGTGCTAGGAGGAAGATATTTCGTAAATCCTTCACTTGCCCATTCGCCAATCAACCGATCTGCTTGATTCCAGTCAGCACCACGAAACTGAACTTGAATTGGTCCTTTACCACTCCATCTCTTCCTTTCTTCGGCATATTTCTTGGTCAAGCCTCTTTTAAAAGCCTTTGGATCTTCTATTTCTGATGATGGGCCTTGGAAATATATTGTTCTTGCGTTGCTAGGAGCATTCGTTTGTTTGGGAGAAGCAGATACTCTTGACTTTATTGCTTTACTGAGATTCTCATATGATTTATCTGACCTGACTCCTGCCCTGAAAGTGGATTGGTAGCGTTTAACAGTACCTTCATCCTTGCTGACTAGGTAGATGTTAGGTTCTTTCTCTGCTTCTCTTAGAATTGGGAGTATTTCATCAGGATTACCTTCACCAAAACCTAGTCCGATAAAAGGCAAATTGATATTCTTGGTAGGATTCTTCCTTGCAAACTGGATTAGTTCCTTAACTTCCGATTTAAGTAACTCTACATTTTTACCAGTTGTTTTTTCACTGTATGCTTGTCCACGAACCTTTGCAGTTTCGGGAGCATTGCCTTTTACTGCAAGTGTTATGACATCACTATTCTTTGGAGATGTGGCAAAAGAAACATTACTTGCTGTAATTTTACCTTGTTGCTTTGCTTGTGCCGCCAATCCACGACCATGTACACCTCCAAGATTAGTCGAAACAACTTTAAAGCCTTTCTGCTTCCAAATATCACCAACTATAACTTTCTTAGCCATAACTAAAGTATCTTAATTCGAAGTTAAG